GAATTGCGCCGCTGGTCTGGCTCGCGTATCCGTGCTTTTCAAAATAGGCCCCCCACTGCATGGCTTCCCGGTACGTCATCCGAGATTTGGCCTCCCCCACCGTCATTCCAAGCGCAAGCGCCACCTCGTGCCAGAATTCATCCGATGGGGTTAGTTCGACTTTCCCTGGCCACCCGGAGCCGTGCCGTTAACCTCGTTGAAGGCGTTGATCAGTTGCGTGATCAGTTCCGGCGCCAGTCGGTCTGCCTGCTCCTGGGTCAGCTTGGTCTCGCCGCCGTCGAACAGAATGCCCTCGGCGATGAGGCCCACGGTGACCGAGCGGGACGAGCGAGTGACATCCTCGATCTTCTTGAATGGCAGCCGCAGCACGTGAACCGTGTACTTCGCAGATACGCGTTCGCCGTCGACCATTTCGTACCAGTCAATCTCTTTCTCGACCGGCGTCTCCGACACTAGACCGCCAGTGGATTCCAGGGCGGCAATCTGCAACACTTTAGACATTCATATCTCCAATGAAAAGGCCGCCCCTCTCCGGGCGGCTCTGTGGTTACGACTGTTCTTCCGCCGGGATCAGTTGCGGCTCGCCGGACACTTGAACGCTGATGTTCGACTGCACCACACTGTTCTGCGCGAAGCTGAAGGGGAATGCGGACATATAGCCCTCGAACACAATCCAGGCACGGGTGTCAGGCAGGACGAAAACGTAGTCGCCAGAACTGTCCTGGGCGACGGTCGGCGCATCCCCCGGGACAACCGGCTCGCCATTGACGGTTTGCCGGAAGCCGACCGCCCAGCTCAGCGATGTGCCTGCGACCTTCAGTTGGTGTAGTCGGACGTGGTTCGAGTCCTGCGGGTCCGTATAGATCGTGAAGGTGGCAGTACCGGGCGTGGCCAGGCCGGCCTCGTAGGTCCGCGCTAGAGCATTGAGGCAGGTCGTCTCGATCTGCTCGATGGTCGTATCGATGCCGTCGATTGCCGTCACGCAACCCACGTCGATAAGTTCGCCCGTTTCCGGGACCAGGGCCCAGAAGCCCGTTCCTTGAGTCTTCACCGCCATTTGGAAAGCTCCTTGCCTGTGCAGGCACAAAAAAACCCGCAGCAAGCGGGCAAGAAAAAACCGCCATTGTTGGCGGATGTTTGGCTCTCCTATCTCCGGATACTGCTGAATAGATGCCTGGGCGCGGAGGTTAGGAGATATGGCCCCCTTCGGCTGGCCGGCCTAGCCCAGGCAAAGCTTTTATCGATCCACCCACCAATCCACATCGAAGCCGGAGCGAAACGATTCCGTCTCATCGTCTCGAGTCTCCCCGCGCCAAGACACGACGTGACCATACGGCTCAAACGCATCTCGCAAAGCCATAGCGCACCGCCGAGCCTCGTCTGAGTCGCGGGCGTACACGTCGATCTGCGTCGTAAAGGCGTCGATGTCTGGGGTATTCGTAATGTAGTTTTCCGGCGAACCTGCGACGACCTGCCATACGGCGTACGGGTACGCGACGTTCTGAGGTGCCCTCCCGAACATGTAGACCCGCAGCGGCGCAGATCCTAGCAGCGCTGTTACCTCTTCACTGGCCCGGGCGTACTTGAAGACTGGCGGATAGATCATCGCGTCCTCAACTTTGAAGCCTCAATGCCTACCTGGCGATCAAGCTCGGTCGCCACCGTGTTGAACACCTCAGACACGCTGGATTCCGCAGCCGGCCTCAAGAACGGCTGCGCGGACGCTCGTTCGGTGCCCAATTCGACCAAGTGCCAATGTGGCGTGTTGCCGCCTCTGCCTTCGTCCGGATTCCCGCGTGGAATGCGGCCCTTGGTCGTGAGCACACCAACGCTCACCATCGTGTCTCCCGTCTGCCGAAAATATCTACTGCGAAAGCGCTGGCCGATGTTGTCGGCGATGCGACGACCGGTCTCAGGGTCATCGACGCGCAGCGCGTTCTGCTTCGCCTTTTTCCGGATGATCGCGGCGCCCTTGCCGGTGGCCTTTCGCACCGCACTGCGACGAACCTTGAGCGGAAGCTCCTTCAGGTTGCGAAGGACTTGATCCAGGCCCTGTACCTCCATTTACTTCACCCGCCGAAATGCATACGAGCCGATGCCCTCACGACCCAGCGCGGTTTCCATCTCGTTCGCCTCGACGCACTCGAAACCCTGCTGCTCGAACCACCACCGAATGCCTCGATCTTCAAAATACCAAATGTGCTCATTACGTCGGAAATGCTTAGACCTCAAGCAGTGGGTGGCGTCGTCAAAGATCGGGATCGACACGAAAGCCCACTGACGAACATGCCGAACTGCCTCGGCGGGATCGACGATGTGCTCCAGGCTGTCCCAAAACGTGCAGGCGGCGTACTCGCCGTCATACAGGTCCCGGTATTTGCCCCTGGCGAGGAGCCAATCGACCCCTGCCGGGTTTACATCGTAGCCATTCGTGCCTGATCTGGCGTCTACAAACTGGCCGCACCCGATGCCTACATCCAGCACCTCGCCCTGATAGTGCCGCGCAACCAGGTCTATCCGTGCCTGAGTCAGAGCGCGACCGATCGCAGTCTGCGCCCGCTCCTGATATCGAGCGAAGTATTCCGCGTCGTAGGGCATCTCCGACTGCTTCACCGGGTAATACCCTATTCCGACCTCAGGCAGCCATACGAGCCCGCTGCAAGCCTGATCCGAGAAGACCTTGTCCATCCAGCCAGGCGCGGAAACCAGCGTCGAATCCATGAATTTCCTTGTTGCAGTTGTGCCGCATGTCTGTGCACATGCACATCGTGGCCGGCTCAGACCAGCCCACCTTCGTGAGGTCCATCCACGGAGCGGTGATCTTGGACCGATGGTTATGGCCGCCTTGTCCCCCATGAATCACATACAGGGGCGTACCTGCAGCGATGCACGCTGGCACTATCCACCCCACTCCCCCAACCACCACATCAGCGGCCTGTACCGCACCCAGCAGTTGCCTTATCGTCCATTGCCCGTCGTGCAGCGTCATGTCCGCCGGTGGCGGCTGGCCAACCAGCCACTCCTTGCCAGGCTCCAGGTCAGCCACAGACACCACGTAGTAGCCTCGTCGCTTAAGCTCCTTAGCGGCTAGCGCCACGTACTCCGGTAGCGGGTTCCTGGCCGGGTTGTGCCATTCCTTTCGCTCCGTCACCGGCCGCACGATGGCCACCGGCCTACTGACCCGGAACGGAGATTTCTCCGGGCAGAGGTCGAATGTCCCGGGCTCAACGGAGAACTGGCGCCGCATCGCGTCCAGAATCGAGCCTGTCGCTAAATCCCTGGGGCCATAGCCAATGCGGACTCGATTCACGTTGGGCGGTGGAGTACGCCACTTGACCCTGGTTCGCGCAGCATTCTTCGCTTGGGTTCGGAGGCGGGTTTGCGGCCGCACCGGTTTAACATCCAGATCCGCGTACAGCTCCGGCCAAGGCGTCACGATGTAGGCCCCAGGCATGTTCTTCAGAAACGCCCGCTGGTAGATGGAGTCTCCCAGGCCGAACATCCCCTCTACGACGACGGGCCGTCCCGGTTTCTGACATAGTTCCACCGCCAGGTCGCCCCGCGGGAAGGCTGACAGGGCGGTCTTGCGAGAGCAATTCACTACCTGCGCCTTCCTGACCCTTGCCTGGAGAGCCACGGCGGCGAACTGGCGGTGCCACAGCCGAACCCGGTCATGCGTCGGGTTTTTCGTCCGCTCGTGGTCGCCGTGCCAGTGGGAACCATCCTCTATCGAGCAGTCATAGCCCAGCAGGAGCACCCGCGTAGCCCCGCGCTCCAGGGCGAACTGTATGGCCCGGCTACCACTGTTGTATGGGCCGTAGGCCACGTGCAGGTTCAGCGCGTGCTTTACGGCCGCGGCCCGGCTGCACGTCCACTTTTCGGCCGGCGAGGCTACCTCTGCGCCGTAGGCGTCCCACCAGCACGCATCCCCGGCATACAGAACGTCCGCAAACGGAGCCATTTTCCAGGACGAGTTAACGGCGATAACCGGCAGCCCGGAACGCCTGACGAGCTCGCAGTCCGCACGCGTCAGGCTCGGGCCACTGGCAATGCAGACTACCGTCTGACCGTGCCACGGCTTACTGCCCATTGATGCTCACGCCCTCGCTGACCGGCAGCGTCAGGTACTCCAGGCCGCTGTCCTTGTCGGCGAGAATCCCTTCGATGTTGTAGACCCTCGTGACGCCTCGCACCGAGTGCAAGATTCGCATCGCGGCGTTTATCCCATCAGCGTGCCGGATCGTGATGCGCGCCGTTACCTTCGACTGGGTGGCTTGGGCCGCCGTGAATTCACGCACGGATAGCGGCTCGATAGCCGCCCAGCAGGTACGAAAATCCCGCCATTCCCGCATCTCGGACCCGGTCACTGGGTCCTGGCCCAAGTAGGCATACTCTTGGATCGTGATGCGGTGACGGAGCCGCCCCGAATCGATAGCCATAACGACCCCTACGCCAGCGCGGGATCACGCAACGGATACAGCAGCGCCACCACCGGACGAGGCAGATACCCGTATCCCCACTGGGTCGGAACTTCGCCGGCCTGTTCGGCCTCGCGATTCTTGTAGAGTTCGCCAAGCATCAGCAGAACGGCTGCCTTGACCTCGAATCGCACCACAGGCCCGGAGCTATCCTCGACCGGGTCGCCGTTCGAATCGATCTCATAGGGGCTGGCCGACTTCAGGTAGTTAAGCACCGCGCCGCTGGCGGCATGGATTTTCAGCGTCAAATCGTCGTCGTCCGCGTCGGTATCGCGGCGCAGATGGTCGGACGCCTCTTGCAGGGTGACGAGCATCATTTGTCGACCCTCACAGGCGCGGTTTTGTCGATGCCATTGCGGCCGTCTTTGCCGTCCCTGCCGCGCTTGACCGCCAGGCGCCAGCCATCAGATCCGGGCTCGCCCGGCTTGCCGGCCGGCTCATCCTTGGTAGCGATCCAGTAGCTGCCGCCCCAAGTAACCCCGTCTCCAGACTTGTAGGCCACATCCGCCGTGTAGACACCGCGATCAATGACAGCGGGGACGGAGATCGACTTACGAACCTCGCAGCCGCTCGACAGCACGGACACCGCCTGGAACGTGCGCTCGTCGACCTGTTCAATGCGGTGTTCGGCAATGCCCTCTACGATGCACTCCCAACCGCGCATGCCGTGGGTCGTTTCGTAGGCGCGCCACAAGCCGCCGGCGTGCCGCGCGTAGCTGCCGCGCGGATAGCTCTTCTCGGGCTCAATTGCCGGCAGAACCTCAAGCTGCAGAGCATCGCGGCCGTCGGTGCCGTCACACGGTCGCGGGATCTCGATAGCCGATACGGCCGCCTTCACTTCGTCGGCGATCATCGGCCTGATCTCATCGGCCGTAACGCTTTTGCCGTCCTGCGGACGCGGTATAGCCGCCACCTCTCGAGCCACGGCCTCCTGGATGATCGGGCGCATGTCCTCGACAGATACGCTTTTGCCATCCCTGGGCGCGGGAATCTTCGCGACAGCTTCAGCCACTGCACGCGCGATCTGCCCTGGGTCGGCGTCCTTGCCGTCTTCTGGCTGCCGCAGGCTGCCGGCCACTTCCAGTGCCTTGCGCGCGGCATCTTCGGCAGCGTTGCGTGCGCCTTCCAGATCGGACTGCATCTTCTGTGTGACGGACGT